CTGTTATAAACCATCCAACAGTTTTGGCAAAGGCGGTGGAGATAATATCAGAACTTGTAAATGAGGTAAGGATAAAGGTGAATGAGGCAGGATTGAGCATAACTGCGATGGATCCTGCAAACGTTTCTATGGTTGGTTTTGTGCTTCCAAAGAGGTCTTTTACCAGATTTGAGACAGGGACAGAGACTCTTGGAATAAATCTTGATAAAGATTTTTATAAAATTAACAGTATAAATTGTAGGCCAACCGACGAAAAAGGAAGCAATCGTCCACCTACTCCTAAAGAAATCGAATACTGCCGTCCTATTCAAAAAGCTTTAATCGAAAAGTTAAATCCGCAATTTATTATTCTTGCAGGCGGTTCTGCTATAGAGAGTTTTTTCGGGGATAGGAAATGGTCTGACTTCAGACCTTATACAATCGGACGTTATCGCAGACTTTGTATTCCAGACCCTGATACAAATGCTTGGATTCTCCCCATTGTCCATCCTTCTTACTTCACAAGAAATCCTGATGCTAAAGAGATATTTGTTAATGATATGCGCTGGGCAGTAAGCTGTCTGAGCTTTAAACCGCCGGTCTTTGACGATGAAAAGAGCAAAGTTACAGTAGTTTCACGTTTTGACGATGCCGTTACACTTTTAAAATCTTTCAAAAGTATATATGGACCGAGAGCTATTGACTATGAAACTAATTGTCTCCGTCCATATTGGGAAGGAAATTTACTTTTGACTGTGGCAGTATCTTTTGATGGTCAATCTGCTTTTGCTTTTCCTTATGAATATCCTGGCTATTGGACAAGTGAGCAAAGAGAAACAATTAAGAAGCTATGGTCTGAGAATGTTTTGTTCAATGAACAATTATTAGTTGCTCATTCTGTTCCAATGGAAGAAGCTTGGAATCAATCAAGATTTGGAGACACAAGTGAATCATGGTATGCAGATACTTTGCTTCGTGCCCATGTCATTGACACTAGAGATAACTATGTTGACTTGAATTTTCAAACCTATATTAATTTCGGCACCTATGGGTACGATACTGAAATTGCTCCACACAAAAAGCCAAAGAAAGGTTTTCGTTTTAACAGTATGGCAAAGTTGACCTATCATAAATTAGGGCAATACAATGGCATGGACGCAATGTTCACTAGACGTTTAGTTCCTGCTCAAAGATTAATTGGTGAATTGCGAAACGCTGATGCCTTTTTTCAAATAGGCATTGTGAACATGACAAAGCTTGAAAGAGTTGGGATAAATATCAATGCTTTTTATTGTCAAGATGAACATGAAGCATTAGAAGGAGAAATGGCAGATATTGAAAAAGAAATAAAGGCAATGCCTGAATGTATGTCTTTCAAAGCCAAGAAAGGAAAGGAAATAAACATTGAATCCCCTGATGATATCCGGATAGTTTTGTTTGACATTATGAAATTGAAAGGAATAAAACAAACTACAAGTGGAAAGAAATTATCTGCTGATGCAGAAGTATTATTGGGGATGAAAAATCCTTTTGCACAAAAAATTGTTAATCACCGTAGGCTTAAAAAGATTAAAGATTATTTGTCAAATTACTTGTTTTTAATTGATAAAGACCAGAGAATCCATCCTTCATTTAACCTTCATAGGGCTAAAACACTTCGTTCTTCTAGTGATTCTCCCAATTTCCAGAATGTCCCAAAACATGATGAAGAAGCCAAAAGAATTATCCGAACAGGTATTATTCCTTCTCCTGGTAGACAATTCCTTGCTGCCGACTATGGCAGTATGGAAGTAAGAATCTGGTGCTGTTATACTAAAGACCCTGTGCTGACAAAGTATCTTGAGAAAGACCAAGATATGCATGGGGAATGGGGGGAATTTTTCAATGTTTCGAGATATGATGCTAAAAATGCTTTTGTATTTCCTCTTATTTACGGTTCGTATTACAAAAGTATTTATAAAGAATTTGTTAAAAGGGGATACACGCACCTTACCGAATCAAAAGTAAAACAAGGTGAAGAAAAGTTCTGGCAGAAGTATACCTATTCTAAAGAATGGTTAGAAAGAATTACCCATTACTATAATAAGACTGGAGAAGTTGAAACTAAGTTTGGTTTTAAGTTTACTGGTTTAATGACTAGGAACATGATTGCCAATTATCCAATTCAAAGTGCTGCTTTCCATCTACTCCTTTGGAGCCTTAATGAAATTGATAAGATTCAAATGAAAGAGAAATGGGAATCACAAATGGCCGCTCAGATTCATGATGAAATCTTGCAGGATGCTGTTCCTTATGAAAAAGACCATATTGCTCAAATAACAGAAGATGTTATGACAAAGAAAACCAGGGAAAGGTTTGATTGGATTCATATTCCCCTTCTATCTGAATTTTCTCTGTCTGATGTTGATGGTTCTTGGGCTGACATGAAAAAGCAGGATTTAATTGACGGGTTGTTATTTCTAAAAAAGGAGAAAAAATGACTGAAAGATTTTCGGGAAGTTTTCATTTAAAATATCGCCCACAAACTCTAGATGAGGTAATTGGAAACGATGAAATAGTAATGTCCTTACAATCCATTATAAATAAACCACCTAAAGAAAGAGACCATGTTTTCCTGTTCACAGGACCGCATGGATCCGGCAAATCAACTTTTGCAAGAATCCTTCGTAAAATGCTTGATTGTCACGATGTAGATTTCAAAGAGAGAAATGCAGCCAATACTAGAGGGATTGAAACTATTCGAGAAGATGTTTCCCAATGTTCTTATGCCCCAATGGGAGAAGGTGGGAAGTCAAGAGTTTACTTTTATGATGAAGCCCATCAAATAACGGCGGCTGCTGCTGAAGCACTTTTAAAAGTAACTGAAGATGGTGCACCTTCTCATGTTTATTTTATCTTTGCAACAACCAATCCAGAGAAACTTACTAACACATTAAAATCCCGTTGTGCAAAATACCAAGTCAAGAAGTTAAATCGACAAGAAATGATGAGTCTTCTCCATTGGGTTTTAAAGGAAGAAGGAAAAGAGATGTGGCCTGGTGTAATGAGGGAGATTGTTAAATTTGCAAATGGCATTCCAAGAGAAGCATTAGTTCTTTTAAGCCAAGTAGTAAACCTTAATTCTGAAGAGGATGCTCTCGATGTAATTCAGAAATATACTGAGGAAAGTTCTGTCATTGATTTATGTAGGGCTTTGGATGGTCCTGAAGACTGGAAGATTGTATCAAAAATGCTGAATGGAATTGATGAAGATGTTGAAAAAGTAAGACTTGCTATATTGGGATACTTTAGTAAGGCTTTGCTTAGTTCTGGAACACAACGTCATGCTCAAATTATGTATGAATTTTCTCAACCATTTGACAGGAATGGGAAGCCAGGACTAATTTTATCCTGCTATGTTGCAAAAACAACAAAATAATAAGTTTTTCTTACTCAAAAATGCTTATTCTATCGTATAATACATATAGAGAAAGAGATTTCTTTATTTAAAGGAGAGATAAAATATGAAAATACAAACTGATGATTTTGATATTAAAGAATGTACTTTTGTGATTCAAGATACAGAATCAGCTATGACACTAATAGCTGAATTTGAAGCCTTATCTACTATAGTAGATATGCTTTCTCTTAGAATGAAAGCCGAATTGCATAGTAAATTATTAAAAGGAAAGAAAGGATGGGAATCACCAGAAACACACCCTGACTTATCTATAGAGAAAGGATTATATGGGGCTTTTTATAGAAAAGATTGGGTAACTGTTGCTAATTATGCAGCAATATTATGGAATAGACAAGATTCCGATGACTAAAGGAGAAAATATGAGTGAGTATTTTCAAGACTTGGTAATTGACAGATTTCGTCTTGAAGAGGAATGTGTTGACCAGCCTCGTCGTTTTATGAAATGGAGTGAAGAATATGCTGAAGCTATTTTCAAAAGGGATAAAGTAAAGCAGAACCTGAAAATTGTTTCTGCCCAGGTTCAGCAAAGGGTTAGACAAGACCCTGAACTTTATGGTGTTGTTGCTGGAACACGGGGGGTAACTGAAGGAGCAATTCAAGCTGCTCTTGATACCCACCATGAGATTCTTGAGGCTGAGAACAAAGTTCTTGAAGCTGAAAAAAATCTACAAATCCTCAAAGCAGCCAAAGAATCTTTTGATGATCGTAAACGCCAACTTACTAATCTTGTCCATCTTCAGTTAGGACAGTATTATAGTGACCCTGGAAAAGCTGCAACCTCTGAAGCAAAGAGGATGCAAGAAGAACATCTTGCTGACAATACAAGAATGCAAAATTTAAAAGGAGGGGAATAAAGTGGCTATTGACCGTTCTGCAATGAAAAGCTCATTGGCTAAAAGACAGGAAGCCTCTGAGCAAAGCAAAGATGACAGGGGGAAATATCGTGGTATTTTCCGGGATGACATTCAAGGTCTCCAACTATGGAAACCAGGTGAAGGGGACCATGAATTTGATATTATTCCTTATATTGCTGGGGATAATGATCCTGAAAAGAAGATTAAACCTGGTGATCCAACTTATGTACTGATTCTTTGGGTACATAGAGGGATTGGAATCAATGAAGATTCTTATATTTGCATGGCAAAGACCCATAATAAAAGGTGTCCTGTCTGTGAATATCAAGCATTTTTAAGGGATACTGAGGCTTCGGATGATGAAATCAAGCGTTGGAATCCTACCCGTCGTACTTACTACAATGTCTTGGTTTATGACAATGAAAAAGAACAGGCCAAAGGTGTGCAGATTTTTGATATTGCTCACTACTATATGGAACCTGAGCTTTTGGCACTATCCCGTCCACGTTCTCGTGGCGGTGTTGAAACTGGAGAAAAGATTTTTTTTTCTTTTCCCGACAAAAACGGGAAAAGTAT